TATATTCTCTTAGGGCGCGTGAGTCTTTAGCTAAGAGATAATTATCGACAAAATCTCGAATATCTTTTTTCTCTCGACTTCCTTCAACTGACGTAATAATGTATTTAAGCCTAGTGGTTAGGTCTGGGGATGCGTCTTTATTAATTTTCTTTAACCCATCGAGTTCACGAGTAATATCTTGTTCATCTTTATGTGTTAAAAAACGAAACGCTACGTGGTTACCAGAATGAGGTAAAGTATATTCAAACTCATTTGTTTTATTAGATTCTACATTTGGATGTAGTGGTTTATTTTCTATTTGGGATAAATCTACTGTTTGAGATTCTCCGTTATATTCGAATGTATAATCTTTACCATAACCTAAAACACGAGAAGCAATCATAATCGCGTTTTTATCCCCGATTAATAATTCATCATAGTTTATTTTAGACACAATTAATGATTTCATTAATTTATCTAATACAGTTCCATTTTTAATATACGCCTGGTTAGTTAGGATGTCTTCTTCTCTAGCAGTCATGTATTTTAACTCAATTGTACCTTTTGCTAATTCAGAAGTTTCAGGGTAAAGTAAACCTTTAGAAGGTAATTCTACTGTTTCAGTAGGGATTTTAAATTCACTCATAATTCTTATTTAATATAACTTAATTGTTCGGATATACATATATGAAAAAATAAGAAGCCTACCTAAACTAGGCAAGCTTCTTTAAAAATATTTTAAAATAGTATTAGAAGTTTAATACGCAGTAATCTGGTTGTACTGTCATGTTGATGTTCACCGCTGCTCCATCATCATCCCAGTTATATTCACCAAATGTTGCTTCAGTAATGATTGCTCCTTTAATGATCCATTCAGAAACGATATCACCTACAGGTCCTAAAACATTAACTGTTAAATCTTTCTTATAGAAATCAGAGTAACCATCTCGGCCTGTTACAGATTCGTGGTGTAAGCGTACCCATTCCATTACAGCTTGTGCTCCAGATGGTGTAATTGGGTCAAATAATGTGAACTGAATAGTTCCCCAAGTTGTTTTTCCTTTCACAAAACGTTGAACGTTAATGTGGTTAAGAGCAACTGCGTTTTGAGACAATGTTACAGCACCCATTCCTTTGATCATATATGATGGAATCCCATCAATATAAAGAATAAAGCGGTTAGTTTGTTTTGGTTCAAACGCGGTAAAAAATATTTCGTTTGGATCTAGGATTGCCATGTTTTATCTATTATTTGTTTTATTATACATATTTAATTTTTCAACTTTTTACCCTGGGAATGTAGCTCCTGTTGGTTGTAAGATGAAGTCTAAGGCTATAAATTCTGCTGTTCTAGCTGGTTGGATATATATTTGTCCTACTAATTGGTTTCTATCAATTACATCTGGTGTATTGATTGTTTCATCCATGATTACTTTGAACGCGTATAAACCTTGTTTTTGTTGGATTGCTTCTAAGTATGGGTTAACACGGCTTACAAAATTATTTCTTGTAGTAATTGTGTTTTGTTCGAATACTAAAGTATCTGCGATTTGAGAAATATATGCTTTTAATTCAATTAACAAACGACGAACATTTACTCTATCAAGCGCTGAAGCACCTTTTTGTAATGTTTTCTGACCAAATACTGACACTCCTGTTTTAGGGAATGTAGCAATTGGGTTAACATTGTTTTCATATAATTCATCTCTATCACCTTGAGATAATTTAAGTTTTGCTTTTAACACATTACCTAATCCACCACGGTTAATACCTGCAGGTGCAAACCAAGGAGCAGCTACTTTATCATTGTAAGCATATACTCCAGGGACTAATGTAGAAGCAGGTACGAATACTTGTTTTCCTGTAGCTGGGTCTTGAATGAACACCCAAGGCCAGTAAGTAGCAGCATATGATGTATTACGAGATTGAGCGTTTTCAACAGCGTCTGCAAGTGTTCCAGCATATTCAACCATATCTGCTATGTAAATATTATCTCCTCTATTAATAGTGTTATTAATAAGGCTAGATACTGTTGAAGTATGTAATGAATTGAATAATCCAGGTGTAGATAATAAATTGAATTGATAATCATCTCTATTAGCCATTAAGTTAACCATGTTAACATAATCTGATGCTATAACTCCTTGAGTTTGGGTTGAGATGTTTTCATAAAAATTAACTCCTCCTATGATTGTTCCTACACCACCATCAAAAGCACCATTAGAATTAGCTGGTAAAGATCCTGTGTATTGTGGTTTAGGTATTCCGTTATTGTCAAAATAGTTAGGTGTTAAGAAAGTTGGGTTAACGTAGCTAATACGAACATATCTTGATTTGTTAGAATAAGTTCCAGAAAGTACATCAATTTGGTTAGAAGTAACATCGTATCCTAATTTAATATCTCCAATCACTTTAGAAATAAAACGTGAAGAATTAGGATCTAAATTAACACTATTCCATGATTCTAAGATAATCTTATCTGAATCTCTATCATTTCCTTGGCGTACAATAACGTTAAATGTTCCTGAACCTGTATTTACTCCTGTGATTTCCCATCTTAGGTTATCTTTACTTCCAGATGTAAATGATCCACTTACTACTGGAGACTCACTATTCATGATTTCTCCTTCAGAAATAGTTTCTAATGTAAATACGTCAGGTGTTCCAAAATATGCTGGATCAACATATCCTGCTACAACGTAACTTGCATTGTTAGTAATTAAAGATGAAGTAGCAGAAGAATATACACCTGATACTACACGAGATACAATTAATGATTGGCCTCCGTTTTGGAAATAATTGTAAGCAGAGATAGAAGTTAAATAAGAATAAGCATTACTTCCACTGATTAAAACATCTCCAAATCTATTTACATAATCTGCATATGAAGTAACACGTGTTGGGATTTCAACAGGTCCTTTAACTGTAGGTCCTATTATTGCTGCGCCTGCTTGAACTGGTTGGGCAAATAAAAATGTGTTATCTATTTCACTTGTAGTTACTCCAGGGGATACTGAGAATTTTGCCATTTTTGTTTTTAATTTGTTTTATTATAAATATTATTTCTTTTTTTAAAAACATTTTTTAACTGAAAGAAACTCCAGTCGGTAATATATTAAATGTAAGGTAGATAAATTCTGCAGTTTTTGTTGGTTGTAAATAAATTGCTCCTACTAACTGGTTATTATCTATTACTTGCGGTGTATTGTTTGATTCATCCATTACAACTCTAAAACTATACAAACCTTGTCTTTGCTGTACAGAAGATAAATACGGATTTACTTGGAGTAAAAAAGTATTTCTTGTAGCCGTAGTATTTTGTTCGAATACTAATGCGTCAGCTACTTGAGAGATATAATTTTTAAGTTCAATTAACAATCGACGAACATTTACACGGTCAAGAGCACTTGCTTTTTTCTGTAATGTTTTTTGTCCAAATACTGTTACTCCGCTGTTAGGGAAAGTAGCAATTGGATTTACATTAGCTTCATATAAAGTATCTCTATTACCTTGAGTTAAATATCTTTCTGCTCTAATTACATTATTCATTGTACCTCTATTTGTACCAGCGGGTGCATACCATGGTTCAGCAGCATTATCATTGAATATATAAACTCCCGGGATTAATGTTGAAGCAGGTACCCACACTTGTTGTGAAGTACTAGGGTCAATCGTTTGAACCCAAGGCCAGTAAGCAGCTGCATATGACGTGTCTAACGCAGTTGCTGCTGTAGTGACGGGCAATATATTAGATCCGTAACCTGCTATGTCTATTACAGCCATTGAATTACCATTATTTTGACAATTAGATACTAATAATGATAATGCTTGAGCATGAGCTGGGAATGTTGAGTTATAGATTAATCCTGGTGCTGTAATTAGATTATATCGGTATTCATCTTTGTTAGCTAACAATGATATAGATTCAAGATAATTAGCCGCCGGAATACCTTGAGGATCAATATTTCCTATATTCTCATAGTATGTTCCTGGTCCTGAAGATGGGATATTATCTCCTGTTGCCCCTCCAAATGTTCCACTTGCAGCTGTAGGTATAGAACCAGTGTATTCTGATTTTGGGTTACCTGAATTGTCTAAGTAGTTTGGTGTAGGAGTTAATACTTGTTTTACTCTAACATATCTTGATTGGTTGTTATAATTTCCATTCAATTGAACGTAATATTCACCATTATCTTGAGCAACTGTTTGGTATTGATTACCAATTATTCTTTCAATATAGTTAGGTGAAAAAGGATCTAATGATAATGGGCCCCAAGTTTCTACAACAGAAGGTGAATTAGTTGAGTCATTACCTTGTCTAATAATTAAACTAAAGGTTCCGTTATTGACATTCGGAGAAACAATTTGCCATCTAAAATTATCACCTGAACCTGATTCTAAAGTACCATCAGAAAAAAGAGTACTGGTACTGTTCATTATCTTTCCTTCTGATAAAGTTTCTAAGATAAATGCTTCAGTGTTAGTACCTCCACCGAAATAGTAAGTATTACTTCCTGATATAAAATATTGAGAGTTACCTGTTAATCCGTTAGAACCCGTATAAAATAAATTTAAATTAGGGTTGTTATTTGATGCTGAGATGTATTGTAAAGATGCACTGTAAGGTGCTACAGCTCCACTTACATTAAACACTGCTGATGCTGTTGCTGTATAATCTGCTATTGTTACAGGGCTATTAGCAAAGGAAGCGGTGTTAACATAGATAGTAGTAGATGTATTAGTTACTGTTGATCCTGTGAAATAGAATAATATTCCATTTACTGAAAAAGAACCAATTCCTGAACTAGCTACACTAGCGGATATAAAGTTAAGGTTAAAAGAAGCAGATGCTTGAGTAACCTTAGTTGATGTAGGAATAGTTGATGATGTTGCTGGTGTGAAAGAACCACTTACTACTCGTGTAACTAATAAAGTATTACCACCATTTTGGAAGTAATTATATGTAGAAATAGAAGTGAAGTATGTGTACGTTTGACTCCCACTAATAAGAGTAGCTCCAAATTTATTTAAATAATCACTATATGATGTTACTAATGTAGGAATTCCTACAGGACCTTTAACAGTAGGACCTACAATAGCAGCTCCAGCTTGTACTGGTTGTTGAGTGATAAATGATTGGTCATTTTCTATTGCTAGAACCCCAGGGGATAATAATACTTCTGATGCCATTAGTTTTATTTATACATATTACGAAATAGGAGTGATTTCACCAGTTTGAGGGTTAATGTTTGTTTTCCCATATTTTTCAAATATAGCTTGGTGGAAGTCTTGTTCTTTTTTAGATAACTCTCCTAAAAATGATTTAGCATTTTCTTTTCTACTAGTTAATTGGATTTGGAATAATTCAATTTCTCCAAATTCAAGGATAATAGCTTGAGTTTCCTCTTGAATTGTTTTTAAAGTTTGTAATTCTTCTTGAGTTAAAACTTGGTTTTCTGTAACTGTTTCCATTTGTTTTGTTTTTATTTGTTTATGTTTATTTGATTAAATATATAGCAATTTCATCATTAAGCTCTTTCATTTTAATCCATCTGGGTGGGATTTGTTGGTTTTTAAGTACTCTAATTTGGCCTAATAGTCCTACTATATTCCACTCAGGACGTTGTTCCCTAGGGGTATATTGTAATGCTGGGTTAAAATCTAAGTTTAATTTTTTACGAGTGCCTGTTAATGTTTTGTAAGTTATATTCATGTCTTCATCTACATGACTAACTATTTGGTAATCATATTCTTCCATTACATAATTACCCCAAATATCTTTTTCATATTTTCCAATCCATTCATCACCAGTTCCTTCATCACTATTACCTAATACACTAGGTTTATTTGAAATAACACCGATAGCGTTTTCAGCAATCTCACATATTTTTATATAGCTTCCTGTTAATTCAACTACAGTACCTAAAGGTATAGATTGGCCATCATAAGATTCAAAATATTCAGCATAGTCGGCACCACCATTCGTAAACGTACCTGCTGCTAAACATTGACCTGAGCCTGACACTCTAAATAAATTTGCTCTAGCTGAGTCTGAAACTCCTCCTCCTACAACAAATGTACCATAGCTTGTATTAGAAATACTGCTGGTTTGGTTGTAAGTTCCAAAAGCAGTTAAAACAGATGATTCAGCTTTTACACCTACTCCAGCAGCAAAAGTTCCTATAGTGGCAGCTGATGATGACATGCCTAAAGCTACACTATAATCTCCTGATGCTGTTGAGTATATCCCTCCTGCAAATGAAAATTCTCCAGATGCAAGAGAAACAAATCCATAAGCATGTGAGCCTGTATTAGAGGATACAGTTCCAAGACCTTCCGCATGAGAATAAATTCCACTAGCTGTTGTTAGATATCCTTCAGTATGAGAGAATAAGCCAGATGCTAATGTTTGTCTCCCTTCAGCATGAGATGCTGCACCTTCAGCTATAGATCCTGACCCTTCAGCATGAGAGAATACTCCTTTTGAAATAGTTTTAAATCCTTCAGCATGAGAAAAAGAAGCGGACGCAAAAGTAAGTAATCCTTCAGAATGAGAACCTCCAAAATCTCCACCAACTGATTCTTGCCCAGATGCTGTTGTAAAATATCCTTCAGCATGAGAACCAGGACCTATAACTAATGTACTTACTCCTTCAGCGTGTGCGGCTGATGCTGAGGTTATTGTGAAAGATCCCTCAGCATGTGATCCTGCTCCAAAAGCTTTGGTAAAAGATCCTTCAGCGTGTGCTGCCGCTGGGTTGCCTCCCCATCCTACACTTGAAGCTGTAGTAAAGTATCCTTCAGCATGGTCAACTGTACCTTGAGCTAATGTGAATGCTCCTTCTGCGTGTGAATACTGTCCTGATGCTAATGTAGCTGCTCCTTCTGCGTGTGAAATAAGTCCAGAAGCAGTAACATAAGCTCCTTGTTCTAGACTTTGGGATAAATAATTAAATCTAAAGCTTTCTGCAGCAGCTAATTCACTACCACTATTATATTGTATTTCATAATTATTTCCAGCAGCAGCTAAACTACCAGACGCTCCAGTAATAGTTACTACTGTTTTACCTCCAGCGTCTGTTACGTCTACTCCAGCACCAACAAAATCAATGGTTGTTCTTTGAGTTAATGGACTACCTTCGTTTTCAACAGTTGTATACCCACTTCCACCTCCAGAACCGCTAATTTGAAATGCTGTTCCTACTTGGTTAATTGTAATATTAGGACCTGCTACAAGGTTAACATATGATGCTGTTGCTGCTGTTCCTGCTACTGAGCCGGTAAATGATCCAGTAAATGATCCTGTATTGTGGGATCCTGTAAATGCGTTGTATGATGCTGTTAAGTCATTAAGAGTACTAGATAACCCAGCAGTTAACCCTTGAGAAGAAGTATAGAATACTTGTTTAGTAACACTATCAAAAGATAAAACATTATTTTGAGGTGTATCTGATAGTTGGTCTAAATATACTGATCCTGTTATTGTTAAAGATCCTGATATTGTTATATCGTATGCTTCCAGTCCTGTGAACGCGTCTACAGATTGAGAGACATGCCAAGGTCTGATTGTTCCTAAGGATACGATAGTAGATTTATCTAATGTAAGAGCCATTTTATATTATTTGATTTTATTATATTCCTAAATGAGTCTTAATAGTTTGTATTTCAGACTTTAATTCCTCGTTTTCTATAATGAGCTTTTTAATTGTACCATACATAGCGGCATATATTTGATCAGCGTTTAATGATTTACAATCTTCTAAGTATAATTCTCCACTTCCACTAAATATTCTAGTGTCAACAGCTTTAGGAAAAACAGTTTCAACTTCTTGAGCAATCCAACCTAATTTACTTCTATCTTTTACTTGTTCTATAGTACAAGCTTCATCTTTCCAAGTATATCGTTTTAAGGGAAGATTTTTTACAATATTATAACAAGTATCATAATTTGCCTCCTCTATATTTGTTTTTAATCTTTCATCCGAAGTTACAGTCCAAGTAGTACTAGCAAATTTTGCAGCTAAATCTGTTGATAACTCTAGCTGGTATGAAGGTTCTACTCCTAGGCCTAATCCTCCTTGCATAGATCCAGAAGCCATTAATACCATAAGAGTCCCATAAGTACCACCATTAAAATTACCCCATTTCCATCCTTTTGTATAAGTAATGTTGGCTGCGGCGCTTGTTCCAATTCCTGTAGATTCGAGTATAACATCACTTACCCACTGGCCAAAATTAGCATTACTATCTTGGTCGATACCACCATTTGTTATTTTACGCTGTGTATAAAGTGTTGATACAGATCCTGATGTTCTAGCATAATGACTTATGAATCTGCTTGCTCCAGCGTGAGTATTAATAGCTGTTAGTACTGTCTGGGCTCCAGCGTCATTTTTTATAAATGTAGCACTTCCTGTTGCTATAAGGCTCCCACTTGTTATTAATGCAGATCCACTAAATCTAAAATTAGAAACTCCTTTAGAAAGTTGTCTAGCTGTAGTATTCCACCAAGGAATTTGGAATTGGTTTTGTGTACCTGCAGTTGTTTGAGTAACGTAAGTATTTGTTGTTATAAGAGAATAAACTATGTTATCAACTCCTATAATAGGGGAGTTTGTTGTTTGAGCATATATTAAACCTGCTTGAGTTGAACCCGTAGATGGAATAACTACTTGAGGATCAAAGTCATTTGAATCATTAGCATCTGTTGTTCTAGTTAAAATATATTTAGTAGATGATGATCCTGTTTGAGTAAGTTCATAAACCCCATTTTGCAATTGAGCTGCTTGGTTTTTTACTAAAATTCTGTCATTAAGAACTGTTGGTGTACCATCAATTGTACCTAAAGCGCCATTAGAAGATCCTGATATGAATGATCCTATTCCATCATTTAATGGTCCATTATCATATACTGGAGAAAATGGTAATACTGCTGTTGTAGCTACTACTACAGTTAAAGGGGTTGTTCCTAGATCTGAAGTGTTTCCTTCTAGGTATGATGCTGTTAAAGCGTATGAAGCACTAGTAGTAGTATTAGCGTATGAAGCCGTTACTGCGTATGAAGAACTTAAAGCATAAGATGCTGTCAAAGCATATGATGCACTGTTTGCATATGACGCACTGTCTGCATATGAAGCCGTTCCTTGTAATGAAGCTGTTATGCTATCTGTAAAATTAATTTCTCCAAACCCATTAGAAACTGCTACTCTATCTGCTCCTTCAGTACCATTTTGTAAAGTTAGAGAACCTGATAATGTAATGTCGTATGCTTCTGTTCCGGTAAAAGCATCAATAGATTGGGTGACATGCCATGCCTCAACAGTATTTGTTGTTTCAATTCCTATTTGGGATAATGTAAGTGCCATTTATTATTTTGTTATAAATATTACAAAAATTTTTAATTTTATGCAATTTGAGTTAAAGTAGCAATAACTGAAGGGATTGCTGGTCTTGTTGGTGTGCTTGATGATGGTGCTGCTTGTATTTGTCCTGTTGCTGCATTACAACTCCATTTTATTTCTATATAGTCATTTGCTTGTATTGGAGTTGCAAAATTCCATGCTGCTACTAATCTACCATTACTACCTGCTACTTTATTAAGTGTTACGTTTGTGTTTGAGTGTGCAATATTACTTCCGGTATATGCAAACCATATATCAAATTCAATTGTTGTATTTGCTGTGTTTCCTAATTGGGCTGAAAATTGTAAGTCATATAAACCTGTGTTGTCTACTGTTATTCTACTTTGGCTTACTATTCTTGTATTTAATGTAAAATCTGTTGTATTAAATTTCATAGAATACGCAGTATTTGCTGAGCCTGATTGGGTAGTTGTGTCTGAGAATTGGCCGTAGTTAAATAGTTTATTTCCCCATCTTGTAAATGAGGATCCACTTACTATATTGATATTACCATCAATAACATCAAATGAACCAGTGACCGATGTGCTTCCACTAACACTATGCACTCCTTTAAAAAATGCAGATCCAGTTACAATAAATATACTGTTTTTAAAATTAGAGGAACCACTTACTTCAATACTACCACTTAATACAGTATTACCAGTAATTGTATTAGAGCCACTTAATGTATGAGTTCCTACAAATAATGTAGAACCACTAACATTTAATGACCCACTTAAAGTTAAAGCATTTGAGGAACTATTAAATGTAAAATTACTTGAACCGCTAAACACTCCATTCCCGTTAAATTGGATAGATGTATTAGGATTTCCAGGTAAACTTCCACCACTTGATCCAGTATTTACAGTAATTGGGAATGTACTTCCATCTCCTTTAGTAAATGTAATTGTATTAGAACTAACTGATGCTGTGATTAAAAATGAGCCTGTAGCTCCTGTTGAGGTAATGTAACCAGCATCATTTATAAACTGTGATATATTACTTCCGGATGTTGCTAAATCTTTAAATTTACCATATTGCCAGTTATAGTTATACTTTTTATCCTGGGTAAAGTCTGCCATTAACTTTTATTATAAATATGATTAAAGACTAAAACGAGTTTTAGTTGTATTATAATTTTGTAGTATTTCTGTTGTAGATAATGTTCTAGCATATACTATAAAATTACTTATTTTACCATTAAAATACCATTGTCTAGGATTAACAGTGTCACTATAAGCACCTAAACCAAAAAAAGTATTTGTATTAAAATAACAATTTGCTATAGTAGCCGAACCTTCTAAAATACCATTAACATAAATTGATTGTCTAGATATTGAAATATCATAAGTACAAACAATATTATACCACTGCCCTCCAATCCAAGTGTTAGTTGTAGTATATGCTGTGCTTAAGGGGTTAAATGTTTGAAACCCCATCCTACCGTTTAGCCCAGGGACTGTAGTATTACTTAAGGTATAAAGGTAATTATCAACTCCACCTAATAAAAGGTTTTGAGCTTCCATAATCATAAAATTTGAAGTACTAGCAGGGGTTCTTGTAGTTGTAAAATTTAACCATAATGAAAAAGAATAATTCCCATATGTTTGGTTAGGAGTTGATTGAGGTAATAAAACATAACTATTAGTTCCATTAAAAGTAATTGCTCCTCCATTTAACGCATTATAAGAAGACCCACCAATTAAAGAACCAGTAACTCCGTTACGAGAAATATCTCTCCACGATGTTGAGCCCGAAACATATGAATTTGGGTTTGCTGCATCTAGATATAGTACTAGATTGTCTGTTATTATATTTGGTGCTATATTTCCTGCCATTATAGTCCGAATCTAGTTTTTGTTGCGTTGTAGTTTTGTAATATTTCTGTTGGGGTTAATGTTTTATTATATATTGAAACGTTTGATATTTTACAATTAGCAAAATCTGTTTGTCTTCTTGCTATTTGAAGAGTTCCTGATGTGTTTGTAATATTTCCGTTTGCGGAGGCACTATGTGCAAATGATCCATTTAAATAAAATCTTAAAGTTGTACCATCAAATGTTACAGTAAATTGATTCCAAACATTAAAACATTGACTAAAAGGTATTGAAACAAAAGTTACTTTTTGACCAGTACCCGCCCATCTTTCAGATGCAATTGCGATTGTTGTTGGGTCTCTATAAAACCATAAGTTATAACCGTTTCTAGGTGATCCATATTCTCGATTTATCAATCCATGAAATATGCCAGTTGTTGCAGAAGTTATATTAGCCCATACACTTAAAGTATAAGGACTTAAATTTAAAAAATATAAATTTGGATTATTTTGAAAATCTACCCATTGATTAACACCATTAAATGATATGTTTCCGTTATTTGCTGCGTTAAATAGAGGTCCATTTGTAAGAGTTCCATTTATTCTACTACGAGAAATATCATTCCATGATGTAGACCCAGATATATAACTATTAGGATTAGCAGCATCTAAATATAATACTAATTCATCTGTAACTACTTTAGGTGAAAAATTAAAACTCATTATATTCCTCTTACAATTGTTTTTATAGTCCATAAACCAGTAGCCGATGAGCCTGTTAAAGCTATATTTGAACCTGTTACTATTACAGTAAACGAAATATCACTAGTCGAGCCAAATGAAGTTGTTGTAGTTTCTGTAAAATTAACTGATGATCCTGATTGAATAGCCATAATGGTGCCCGCTCTAGCATTTAAACCTAATCGAACTGAATATTCAAAGAATGCTGTATCATATGATGATGTGGGTAAACTATAAACTACAAATGAACCTGAGTTAGTTTGGGTTATTTTTGCTGTTGTAATTAACATTGGGTCCAAGTAGTTCCCAATAAGTGTTGTATTATCAGAGAATACTTCTAATATTGGTAAACCAGAGATATCATTTACACTGAATAAGGATCCGCTTAAAACATCAGTTATAGAGAATAATTCACCTTGTGAGCCTTGTACTGTAAGTACAGGTTGAGTAGATCCAGATCCATATACTGTTAAAGAAGAGCCAGATACAGTGTTTTGCGAACTTGATATAATTGTGCGAGATGCTGTTACGTTAAATAAGCGTGATTCATCTCCAAGCCATACTACAGTACCATTTTCTGTTCTAAAATGTGGTCTTGTATTAGATGTAACGGAACCTGTAGAAGCATATAACTGAAAGGCACTTGAAATATTATTAGTTGGGGTAGAGCCTGTGATTAGGGCTAAAACATTTTTTCCGTTTCCTTGAGTTATTCCTCCTAAAGTCCAGTTTTTACCGATATAATTGTAATAAACAGCATTGTTACCAGATGTATCACCACCGGTTTGAGCAAAACCACTATCATTCGTTCCTTGAGAAATAGCAGTCCATGCTGCCATCGTTTGTCCGAAATTTCTTCCGGTTGGGACAGATCCTGTGCCTAATAATAAAGTGTGGGTTGCACTAGTTACACCAACTAATCCAAAACCAAATTTAATATTACAAAATCTATCTATATCTAAATTAAATGAAGCATTATCAAAATAAGCAAACGGAATACTGGTGCCAAGCCCATTTCTAATGTTAAATAAATGGCCCCCTCCAGCAGGCGTTATTGAGGACCCAAGAAAAACATCTCTTGTGCCTAATACAGACATAACATTTGTATTATCTAGATCATTTCTAATTCTAAAAGTTAGATCAGATGCCGTAGAACCTGATGCTTTGATATCAACCACCGCTGCAGGGGCTGTTTGGCCAAATCCAGAAAAACCTCGTTGTGTTATTATTGCATAGTTATTAACACCATTAACAGCATCAAAATATCCTGCTACATTTGTACCAGCACTATTAACTAGTGAGTATAAACCTCTTGCAGTAATATTAGAATTTCCGGTATCAGCACCTACTTTTAATCCGTAATGTATATTTCCAGCAGTTGAACCAACTCCTATTCTAGTAAAAAATTCTCCTGCAGAGGCACCATTCAGAGTACTGGCTCCATATTCAGCGTATATTACACGTGATGTTGAGTTTCCTCCCCCAAAATATGATATAAAGTTTTCAGTACCATTTGCTGTAAATTTTGTATTAGGGTTAGTATAAGTACCTAAACTAACAGCACCATCTCCACCAATTTTAACTAATTGGGTTCCGGTTGTTGATATTATATTAGTAATAGTATCTGCACTACCTGTGTATCCTCGTAATGAAAAAGATCCTGTTACACCTAAACTACCAGTAATTAAAGCTGAACCGGTAAATGGGAATGCAGGTGCACTAGGTGCAAAAGATGCACTTAAAGCATTTGTAGCAAATGATGCGGTACCAAATAAACTTCCTGTAATATCTTCAGTTACAGTTAATGAACCTGTTACGATTGTAATTGATCCACTTGAATATATTTGTGAATCATCTAAATGATCTCCTCCATCACCACGTGGAATAAACCATTTTGTTAAATTTGGTTCGTCACCTAGTGATCCGGTGTTCCTAGGGCCGGATAATAACATTCCTCCTGTGTATGTTGCTCCATCTACATTTTGGTAAACCCAATGATTATGTAAAGAATCCCAAGCTAACGATGCTGTTGCTAATGAAGAACCAGAATCATATACTTTTAAACCACCAAAACGTTGTGCCGGTTCGAATACATTTACTGAAATAAAAGATGCTGAGACTGCTAATTGAGATGCTGTTACGTATGTAAAAGAAGAAGATCCATAAAATGTAGAGTCTCCAACTACTGTTAATGAGCCCGAGATAAGTACATTTTGATTTAAATCATTTACTGAACTTGCTGTATTAGCGTGTGAGGCACTTATTGCGTTTAAGGCGTAAGATGCTGTTGAGGCAGTACCTAATAAAGATCCTGTAAAGCTTCCTGTAAAACTTCCTGTATTATATGACCCTGTAAAGGCATCAAATGATGATGTTGTAACAAATGAACCGGTTTCAAACGATTGAGTAGGAATATTAATTAATCCACTACCATCCCCTGTAAAGCTTCCTGTAAATGATCCAGTATTGTAAGACCCAGTAAAAGCATCAAATGATGATGTAGTTACTAACGAGCCAGTATCAATTGATGAGACTGGTAAGTTGTTTAAGCCACTTCCATCCCCTTGGAATGATCCAGAAAATGATCCACTTATATTATATGAACCTGATGATAATTGTTCTGGTTTTATTATTGCCATGATTAATTACTGAATTTTCCTATTGCTATTATTTCATCTGATGGGTTAAAACTATATCCTAAAGCAGATGGGTTTATTACTAATGTTGTTACTCCAGCTAGTTCTGTGAATGAAACTATAGCTGCTAATTCAATTAAATTGCCATTACAAAATATAGTAAAATTGTTTACAGATGTAGCAGGCAATCCAGCAGGGGCTATTAACCACCCACTAGCAAAAGTAACTGTTATTGCGTCGATGTATGTTCCAAGTTTTTGTACATTTGTATTTAAATATACTAATGTCATTGAGTCTATTCCACCTCCACCACCACCGCCAGATGATGGTGTAAATACAGGAGTTTTTCTAGGTTTAGTAGCTGTAAATAATTCAGTACCTGTATCTTCTACTTCTAACCCTATTATAATTTGAGATCTACTATTATATTTTTTAATAGCAGTTGTTTCTTTTTGAACATTATCTGGTATAATATATCCATATAAAGTGAGGGTAAATGTGCTCCTAACTACTCTATCACTACTTTGGTTTAATTCAGTAATAGTTGCAAAGCTATCTATTTTAGCTTTAAACTTAAAACGTTCAGGATCACCCCAATACGAATTAGAGGCATAATTAATGTTTTCAATAATTTTATTTAATTGCTCTATATAATATGTTTGTACTATAAAGCTATAATTTAAAATAACATAATTAGGTACTACATTAACTATAAATTGTTTTGTAGGAACTCTATTATTTAAAGTATTAAAGTTTGAGTAAGCATTTTTTGGGTTATATGCTTTTTGCCAAGAAGTATATAGATGGGGATGGTTAGCATCTAACTTATTATAAGTAGACTTATCATTATCCATACTATCACGTTTAAACATAATAATAGGAGACATGATTTTACCATTTTTATCTTTATAATACCCATCCTTTTGTACAGATTTCCATTTTTCAGGTGAACCATATATTAAAGGCACAGGTAATTTATTTCCATTTTGATAAACTGTAGGTTTAATAATATTTTCAAAGTAGTAAAATATAGATTCGTCTATATCTTGTATCCCTATAGTAAATGGTTTAGTAGAATCTCCTTTAAAAGATAATTTTTCTGACCTATTAAAACCTACTCCGTTTTGTTCATTAGGAGTAAACTGTTGAAAATTAGAGGGTTCGTTAGGATTACCATAACTTTCCCCAGTCTCAGGAAAGATATAAGGATCCACCTGATTGTTAGAAATCTCTCTTTGAGATTTAGGATTGGGTTTTCTTTGTTGTGGCATATCTTATATTCTTTCTCTTGTAATTTGTACTTTATCTGCTGGTGTGTAGTGTGCTTGGCAGATGATGGATATACTTGAACCAAAATCTTCTAATCCAGGATTTAATGGGTTTGGATTGTAAGGGTAATCTGGGTCTTTTCCTACGAAATACTGGTTAGCATTTGTATTGTCTACCTCCCAATACGCTTCATTGTACATGATAATATCCCCAACTTCAGGGACTAATTTAGCATCAACTAAATCATCTCTAAAGAAACGGAATTCTAAATCCCAAGAAAAATCAACTCCAAAGTCGTCTGTTGGTTGTGTTTGTTCTCCTCTTGAAATTAAAGCATTAAATATTACAGGTTCATGATAAAATTTAGCACCAGATGCTTCACCATATAAATTAACTTTAGTTTCTGCTAATTTAAATTTATAGTAAACACATTGTTGGGTGATAATATCTCCTAACAGTTCTCTGTTTACATGCCTAAATAATGATATGTCTCTTGCTCCGCCGAATAATGCCATATTATCCTACAAAAATAGTAAATGGTACATAATTTAATTGTTGTTGTAAAGAAGCAGCTTCAGCAGCTTTTCTTTCGAGTAAGCTTTGACGAGATGAATCGTTAAGATAAGCTCTTAAACGCTCAATTAACGCAAGTTTTTCAGCAGTCGCAGCAGCTATTAAATCACTTTGATTAAGCGTTACTTCCGCGTTAGGAATAGGAACAGTAGAATATTTTCCTCTAACATATCCTAAGATTTCTTTAACTATTGCTAAAGCATATTCAAATACCCATGAACGACCAATTGAATTTATTTGGGCGTATGTTGGATTTTCGTATGGTACTTGAGATATATTTGTAATAATACTTTGACCTGGGTCTGAATCAGCATATGGGTTATTTCTATCTGATCTTTTGATATATTGCACCCATAATTTTTTCATTGCGGGTCCTGGGATAGGGAATATTTTAAGGTTATTATTTATAAGCTCAAAAGAGTATTGTGAACGTCTAATTTGGTCGTTAAATTCTATAGCTTGTAATTTTTGTAAGTCAAAATTAACAGGCATCATTAAGAAGTTAATAGCGGGTGAATAACCACCAAAACCAAAACTATCTAATAATTGCATCATCCCAGTACCTGTGCCTGCATATGGGTCAAAGTATCTTACAATAGCAGGAGGTGCTTCATAAAATACACGTTTGATTTCTAAATCTCCAGGACTAACAGATTGAGACACAGCCCATTCTTTTAAATCATAATTTTGATGTCCTTCTTTTAGATCTATTGATGCTGAGTACCATGTTATTCTTCCTCCTACTCCGGCTTCTGTACCGTACTGGTCAGCTAGACGCATTTCCGTCGCCATGTTAGGTTGAGGCAATGCGTTATTACCAGGGGCAATATTAGTTGATGCTCCTTGAAATGAAAGGAAATTTTCTTGAGCTTGATAAGCGTAAAGTTCATTACCGTAAGTTGTAATAGCATCCTCAAGAGCCGCGTAAAAATTTAAGTCTTGTAACTCAATGTCCACAATAGGGTATCCTAATCTGCGAGAAGCAAATACAGCAAATTTATCAGCATCTGATTGAAAATCCGGGTCGTAATCATAAAAACCAAACGGAGTTTCTCCAGGTTGAAATGAACTAGAGCCAGGCCAAATTGGAATATTCATATTTTTCTAGTTTATTATAAATATGAAAAAAAAGGGCCTCATTTAGAGGCCCATTTTAAAAAGATATTTAAATTTTAAGCTGTTAAATCAACCCAAGCAGTTCCATCATAATAATATAATTTACTAGCACCTACTGATCCTGAAGCCATAATCATACCTTCAACAGGTGATCCTGGGTCTGTAGTTCTAACTGGTAGTTGAAGGACATCAGCTATACTTAAAGTTCCATCTGTAGTAAAATTCCAGTTTTGTGTTGCTCCTACAGTATCATAAGTAGTTATTGTGACGTCACCATTTTGAGTATTTGCATTACCTTGTCCACCATAGATATACACATCACCACCATTTTCTGTAGTACTGTTACCACCTTTTATTTCTACAAATCCTGCAGTTCCATTAGTAGTGTCACCACCTTCTATACGAACATATCCACCACTTCCTGATACAGGTCCATATCCACCTCGAACTTTAATATCACCACCAGTCCCACTATCTACACCACCGCGTCCTGCCCAAAGATATATATCACCACCTTCTCCTGAGCCACTTCCTTGGCCTGGGTTGATGACTAATCTTTCACTAGAATAATTTGGTAAAATTCCATCTGGGGTGCTTATTACTGCTTGGTCAGTGCCGTTACCTAATTTTAAAGTATTTGTAGTTAAGTCTCCTGAGTTGATATCACCTCTAGGTGTAGTTAATGTTGGGAATAAAGTGTTTCCTTTATTATCAAATTCCCAAGTAAAAGAGCTTGAATTTGCTGCGGTTGTAGTAACTTGAACTTGATGAGTAGAATCATCTACAAGTACATTTGCTTTTTCACCACCTAAGTATAAATTAGCATTTGATTCATCTATCGCACCTCCTGCTCTAATATGGATATGATTTGGGCCCGTTGGATCTAATACTATGTATTGATCTGTTCCTAAATTAACATCTGGTGTTAATTCTAAGGTTGCCGCTCCTAATCCATCACCTGAGCTAGATGGTATTGATTGGATAGCACTTGAAGAAAGGGTAATAGATCCGTTATCTGTATTTAAAGACCCTGAGATTAATGTTAATGATCCTGATATTACTGGCATGGTTTGTTATTTTTAGTTTATTTTGGTTTATAAATTTTCTATTCCTTTGAACAGATATACTAAATAAGTAAATGATGGACTAACATTTGTCATGTTGGTTTTATATCCAATTTCTGGAAATTCAGCAACTGATGCTGATGGTCCAGGCGTGGAACTTCCCCAATATACTACTTCAAATGTTGCTTTTTGTCCTGGGTCTATTTTAATAGAATGGGATGTAGCAGGGATAACATTACTAATATTAGTATAATTACCCCACGATCCAGAAATAATATATGATGTGTTGAAAGTTCCAGTAATAAGTTTACTTCCTGAGTCTACTGCTGTTACTCCAGATACTGTGGCTGTTACATAAATACTTCCTGTAGCTCTATAAAATGCTTCTGCTTCTCCCATGTTATATATTGTAACAATATCTCCTGATGTATATCCGGCATTATATACTGGAGGAAGAGATACTACTGGTGATGGGGAGAATGGAGCTGATGCAAGGCTATTATTAACTAAAGAATAAGCTGTGATTTTTCTATCCCAAGGTAATACTATATATGTTCCATTAGTATATAATTCTGGGTTTCTAGTGTAAGAGTTAGATGAGTTAGCTAAACTAAAAACACAATCTGAGTTAGTGTAGCTTTTATGGAGTAAAGTACTAGAGAGTGCAAAATCAGTAAGTGGATTAAGAGGTAATGTTGTTAAAGAACCTGTTATTACTGTAGCATTAGTTCCAGCTCCTAAAGTACCTTGAACTTGGCCGGTATTATTTAAGAAATTAATAGTACCATCAGATACATAAATATCTTTCCAAGCCGCTGTTGGAGAACCTAAATCAAAAGATGATGTAGATGATCCTGGTGGGACGTTTGGAATAATAGATCCACTTACTAAAAGTGAGCCTGATATTTGAACATCATTTCCTGCTGCAAATATTAAATTTTTACGGTTTGAATCATCTGTCCCATTTCCAAGTATAAAAGCACCTGCTGTTGAACTAGAGATATTATATAAACCTTGAACATGTTGACTATCTCCTCGAGCTATTGTTCCTACTCCTTCAGTGTGAGAAGAAGCACCTAATGTTAAAGTAAGAGTACCTTCAGCATGTGAATAACTTCCAAGAGATACATTACCAACTCCTTCACTATGAGCTGTATTTCCTCCTAATGTTAAAGTTTGGTTTACAAGTTGAGTGCTTGGATTAGAAAGTTGTGAGTAAAGTGCAATTGGCACACCAGCACCATAATCTATAACTGTATCGGTTAATTGGATCTGGGTTCTAGAAGCAGCAAAAAATGAATTAGAAATAGTATATTGGATTATTGTACCAGCACTATCTACAAGAAGAGATTCTCCATTAATAAAAGATGATGTTATATTCCCAGTACTTGTAGGGAGTTGAATTAATCCATTAACTGTTGAATTAGTATCCCAAGCATATAATCCTGTATTGCTAGTTCCTTCAGCATGGGAAGCATATCCTAAAGCTGTGGAATAAGCGCCTTCAGCGTGAGAAAAAGAACCGGATGCTAATGTACCTTCACCCTGAGCTGTAGAATCATTTTTAGCTATATTATTAGCATCTCCTGTAGTTAAAGATCCAATATTAATTATAGTATTTGAACCTGATACTGTAAGAGAACCAGTAATAGTAGTGTTTCCACTTATATTTTGACTTCCTGTAAATGAATTTGATCCAGTAGTTACAAAAGATCCGGTTTCATTGATAGTAATAAAAGATCCAGTGTTGTTACTTGTTATTACTGATGATCCTGATATTGTAATATCTCCTCCTAATATATCTAATGAACCTGTAAAAAGAGTTAAAGATCCAGATACTAAATTTAATGATCCTGATAAGTTTGGCATGGTTTATTGTTTTAATTTATTATACATATTATATAGAAGCAACGAAATATTCTAATTGTATACTTCCTGAAAGTGCTTTAGCTTTAATGGTGTTTAATGAGTTAAAATAACTATAATATTCTTCATCTACATACCCTTCAACTACATAATCGGATGCGTTTGTAGCGTTAATATCAGCATCATTTAACATGATGGTTTTTCCAGCTGATAAGTTTAGAAGGGTGCTTTCTTGGTCGTCTGCTATAAGATATAAAGAGACATCAGATGATCCAGAAACATGAGTAATCCTAATGTACCTTACATCAGATTTTACAAATGAACCTGCTGTTTGTTCTTCTTCACTATCAACAAATTTAAGGATTTCAATTCCACTTCCACTAAAAGTAGAAACTATAGTATCAATTCTTCTAACCACTTGGTTAATACCACTAATGGTTTTGAAGTTATTAGTTTTTTCTCTGTTGTTATTAGGGAGAAGTATTTCTTCCGTGATGGTTACATATAAGTTAGCCATTCTATGTTTTTGTTATAAATATTATAAAAGGCTTTTACTTGCGGTCTATCCCCTAATATCTTTGTATACCTCTAAGATATAGTCAACTATTGCATGCCTATGATTTTTCATCAATGTAACTACTTCAAATCCAGGAACATCTTTCATGTGTTTACATACAACATCAAACCCTGATTGTTTGCGATCTTTTAAATCAATTTGAGCCCCATCACCACAAAATATCATTTTAGCTCCATTACAAATACGAGTTAATAATAATTCAGTTTGATTATCTGTTAAATTTTGAGCTTCATCAACTACAACTAAACAATTTGTAAAGTTTCTACCTCGCATAAAAGATACAGGGACAATTTCGATTTCACCATCTATTATACATTTTTCGATTTTTTCTTTAGTATATAAACGATGCATGTTTTCATATACTGGCGCTGTAAATGGAGCAAGTTTTTCGTTTACATCTCCTGGAAGATAACCTATGTCTTCTCCAGCTACTACTGTTGGTCGGGTAATGATTACTTTTTCAATTTCTCTACTAAACAATAAATCAAGGGCAACATTTGCTGCTAGCAAAGATTTACCTGAACCTGCTTTTCCTTTTAGTATCGTGACTGTATTGTAAAGGATTTTTTCTTTAGCTTGTTTTTGCTCTTCGTTTAATTGGATATTAAACTTAATGGGACCTTTAGGTTTTCTTTTTGATTTAAAAACTTCTTGGGCTTCAGGACTTCTATTAAAATCAGACATAAACTTTGTTTTATTAATAAATATTAAAAATCAACTATTTACTATATCAGTAAATACAATAGTATTCCCTCTCATTAAGAAATTACCAGGAGTAGGGTCTAAAACTCCAGCATCAATGATATCTTCCATATCTAAAGCAGAATTTAAATCATTTTTTATACCTACTAATTGATTTAAAAAATCATATTTTTTAATTGTAGGTTCTACTGATGGGTCTAACTCTAATAATACTTTTTCTATTTCATTAATTTCTATTAAATTTTCTAAGAAATTATCTAAATAAGGTGCTTTTTTATTGTAGTTAGGGAATAACATTAAAAATAAATTAAATAAGTCTTTAGGTAATTCATTTAAATATTCTAACACAATTACTCCAACATACTCACTTTGTTCAGATTCTTCTTCAAAATGAATTATATTATATATTTTAGGAAGATGTTTATAATTTGTTCCTAATAAATCTTCAGCAGTGTATACGTCATAAATGTTTTTAGTAATTTTAATAACTTTATTAGAATTTCCTATTTTAAAAACTTTTCCATTTGCTCCACTTCCTAAAAAAGAGTGTTCTTCATCATATTTGGTTATAGGAGTTAAATCTCTTTTATATTGGTTAAACAATTTAATAAAATCATCCCACGTTTCTGCTTTATCAAATTCAGACTGGGTAAATTCATTTAATATATTGAGAATTTCTTCTTTTATTAATGTTTTTAAATGAGATTTTTTCATGTTTTTGTTATACATATACAAAAAAAGCCTGGCTTTCGCCAGGCTCTTTCAAACTATGATTCTATTGATTAGATCAAGTTAGTGTTACTTACAAACACACGACCATAGAATTCAGGACGGATCATTTTCTTCGCGTAGCGAGTCAATAAACCTTTTCTTGGTGTAAATGTGTCTGGATCGTACACAAGTGGAGTCATAATTAATGGAATGTATGGGCTAAATGTAGCACCTGTTTCCAAGAATTGTGAACCTCTATAACCCATCAAGATAGTACCTTCAGTCATGTATGGATTCTTGTAAACTGTAAAGCGGTTGTTTAATTGACCTGCTTTTTGGATACCGAATGCATAAGACATTTTAGTAGCTTCACCATCTGAAGTTGAAGCAAATCCTGGGATTGATTCAAGGATAGTTGCAACTGTAGGAGAAACAACCATAAAGTTAGCACCTCCACGTAGAGTTTTCTGGTGGATTTTGTTACTTACTTTTTGGAATTTCGTTCCTAAAGTTTGGAACCATTGACCTTGTGTATTGTAGAATGCAAGATCTGTATAACCAGTTCCTGTAGAATTCAATTGTTGGTTGTTTTCAACATTCCAATATTCATCCCATGCAGAAGCATCTTGGATCAACATATCAAGTATTTCAAGGTCGATTTCCAACGCGATATACTCAGACATGATTGATGTTAATTCAGCTTCAGCATCAAGAGCTTGATATGCATTCAAATCTTGAGCGAATTCAGGTGTCCATTGAGCATTCAACTTACGAGTTTTAGCAACAATAGCTTCTGATTTCAACTGAACGTTGATTTGTGGAATAGCTAATTGGTCTGCAGCAGAAGACTCAGCATTTGGATAACCACCACGAGCACCAGACTGATCTTCGAAATCACCACGGTAATTGTCAGTAGGTTGAACGTTATAGTACAAGAAGTTAGCAGTTGCATCTGAACCAGTTCCTGGGATACCATCACTAGCTGTAGATCCTGAAGCAGAACCAGAGAAAATAAATGTGATTGTGCTTGTACCGTTTGTAGTAGTAAACTCAGGTAACAAACGAGCATAAATTTGAGTTCCTGGGACACCAGAACCAGCTGAACCTGAAGCTGCTACGAATGCACGAACACCTTTAAAGTCAGGATTAGTAATGTTAGTACCAGCACCTACAAAATAAGTAACTTTTGAGTACTCATTTGCAGCAACAGATGCAGACAATTCAGCAGCGTATTTAACATCAGCCCAAGACGCTTTTGAACGAGATACTTGAACAGAAGCTGAGAATTGGTTGATAGAGTATGCGAATCGACCAGCACCATACAAACCGTTAGATGCGTTAGCAGCAACTCCTGGGTTAGTGTTACCATACAAAGATGAAGTAGCACCATATACATCACCACCAGGTCCGAAAGGTCCAACAGGAGCAGTTTTTCCTTGATCGTATTGGAAATCTAAGAAGAATACAAGTCCAGAAGGCAAGTTCATAGGTTGTACAGAAACGAATTCTTTAGTAGAAATCGAACCGAACACCTTACGTACCAATGGAAGAGCAACTCCAGCCCATTGTGCACCTGTACCTACTGTAAAAGTACCACCTGTACCAGCAGTGTTAGTAGAAGATTCAACAACCAATTGTTTAGCTTGGTTTTCAAGGATTAAAGCCATGTTGTTTTTCTCAACTTCGCCACCTAATCCTTCTAGTAGGCCTGTTTTAGCCCATTTAGCAGCAATTCGAGCTGCATCACTCTGCATGTTTTTCCAACCGCTAGCAGAGCTTTCTAAAAGTGAATTAATGTTTGACATTGTTTTTGTTTTTGTTTTTAGTTTAAAATTAAATAATTCCTGCCAATTTTTGGAATCTAGCGACCATGTCATTTGATTCTACGATTGGCTGTTTTTTAGGCGCATTTAATACTTTTGATGCACTTCCTAAGTTTTCGTTTAATTTAGTAGCTTTAACTTTCAATCCCTCGTTTAAAGTTTCAAATACTAATTTAACTTCTCCAACTGTGGTAGCTTTATCAAAAGAACTAAGTACTTTAACCTTTTGATTTTCATTTAAGTTTTTAGATTTAAAAATTTTGTTTGTGTAAAGCAATTTAGCATTTAACAAATTGATTTCATTTAAATCTTGACGAAGAGTTTCAATAGTAGCATAAGCTTCATCTAACTCAGACTTAAGACTTTCAAATGTAGAAGGCATGTTTGGTCCTTTTATATTATCTGAAGTAATGTATGTTACTTTACCATCTTTAGCTGAGAATCCTCCTAAACCAGCGTCTTCTTTAGCTTGTTTGGTTAAGTCTGCGATTTCAGCATCACTAGGAGAGTAAGAATCATCTAATTTTCCTAATCGTTTAAAAGCAATAATTTTGTTTGGAAGTTCTTTCATAAGATCTTCTACAGCTCCAGATGAACCTAATCTATTAACAGCAGCTACAACTTTGTTCATTAAATTTTTAACAAAATCTCCTGCTTTTGTTCCTTCTTCTAGATCTTCTTCTAAATCTTCTTCGTAGTTCATACCTTCGGTTTCCATCGCATCGATTTCTCGTAAAAGTTCTTCTAAATTGATTTCTTCATCATCGGACATTTCTATTTCTTCTCTGTCTCCTGTTTCATCTTCTTCAGCATCTACTTCTACTTCTCCATTTTTCATTAGATCCATAAGTACATCTTCGATCATTTTCTTTAGATCTTCATCAGTGAAATCTTCAAGGTCAATAGGTTCACCTTCTTCTTCATCCTCTTCAGACTTTTCAACTTCAACTTCTTCGTCTTCGTTTTCGTCTTCGTTTAGTTCTCCGAATAATTCATTTAAATCCAAATCTTCTTCCATAGATCCCTCATCTCCGTATTCGTCTTCATCTAATGCTTTTGACATATCTGAAAATCCTACGTCTCCTTCAGCTCTTGATTTTCCAAATCCGACTTCTTCTAAGTCTTCTTTTTCATCCTCATCAGCCATTTCTTGGAGTTTAAGAGAAATCATAGATTTCAATTGTGGAGCAAATGACTCTTCTAGAACTGCTTTAGCATTTGCGATTGCAGTTTCCTTAACGGTCTTAGCATCAGCAATTGCTTCTTTAAGCAAATTTCTGTTTGTTGACATTTTTCCTAAATTTATTTTTTTGTTGGGAAAGTACGTTTATTAAGAAACGTAATAGATATTCTTTAATTAAATGCTATATATTATTGAGGGGATAGCATATTCGCGTTATAGGTATATAAAAAAATATTTAAAGTCGCAGAGACAAAAAAAGCCCTCAAAAAAGAGGGCAATTTTCACCGGTTTGCAAATCTTTATTACCAAATAGGACAAGATCCTTGTGAACAAAGTATTTCAGTTATAATAGAATTAACTTTGACATATGGGTTAGAATTAGTATGATTTAAACCTTCATGTAACCCTATACCCATTGAGTTTCCTTTAGATATTGGAGTCATCCATGAATCTGGGTTTGAAGGTGTTGATACAAAGTCCCAACATAGTAAATCAAAGTCAGGTTGTACTACTAATAATCCTTTTTCTTCTTGTAATGATCCCATCCCACGAGAAGAAACACCAACCATAATGCCACTATCAAGTAATGCTTTTAGAATATTTCCTGATGGTGTTGGTAAGATTTCTATTTTACCCATAACGTTATCTCCATCCCACCATATATCAGTGATATTATGTGATACATTTTTTAGGTTAATTATAGAAGATTCAGGGTGATCTAGTTCACCACATGCTCTGTTTTCTTTAACAGAAACCATGTACTTTTCAATCTCTCGTTCCCAAAGATCTTTTTTGTAATATCTACCATTACCGTTTTTAATTTCCGCGGTTGCTAAAATACCCTCAACTAAAGGATTACCTTTAGGGGATGTTTTGCCCTCTGTTAAAGATACAACAGATGGTTTGAATAATTGGGTCTCTATTAATACTTGTTTACTCATTATCTTAAACGGCTTTCTATATCGCTACGCATACGAGGATTAAACTTAACTAAAATATCATCTATATCTAAACCTCCATTATACATTTCTTGAGCTTGATTTACAGCGTCTTCAAGCCCCATATCAATACCTTCTTCACCTACTTCATCAATTACTTCTTTTTTCTTACCTTTACCTTTATGCATCATCTTTTCAATTTTAGATTTTGCTTTTTCTAAGGCTTTGATATCTTTAGATATTTCTTTAACTTTTTTAGCATCAGTAAGATCTTTCATATCTTCATCTTCATCTAAACGATTAATTTGAGATTGTTTTTTATCAATTAATGCTTGTACTTTATCTAATTTATTTTGAAGCGCTTCATGTTCTGCTTCTTTATTGATTTGAGCAAGATCTTTTTCAATACCTTCAGTAAGTGCTGATGCTGAGTTTTTAATAGTAATGCTGCCTAATACTTCTCTTTTTTCTCCTGTGTCTCTATCAGTTTTTGTAAGTGTAGTAGTACTTATTGGGGTTAAACTAGTATAATATTTATCAGCACCAATAGACTTAACTACAGCTTTTCTAATTTCTCTTAAAGCATCTTTACTTTCTTGGCTTATCCCTCCTATAACTCTACTTAAAGAAGATTTCATTGATTCTTTTTCTCTAGAGGATCGACCACGCTCTTGACTTTCTAAGTCTTTGTATAATAAAGCTGAAATTTTGATGTTTCCGTCATCTCCTAATATGATGTGAGGTTTACCCCAACTTAAAGAATTTTCACCTTCAGTATTAATACGATTAACATCTAAAGCATTTAATGTAATAGTTTCTTTAATAAATCTTCTTCCGCCGCCTCCAGATTTAGGAGGTCTGATGTTAATCATTTCTTCTATTTCTTCAGAAATAATTTCACGGATTATTTTTCGTAATTTATCCTCTTCATTTAACGGTTGAACTGATTCATTTAAATCACCATATCCAGATGCTTTATATTTACCTTTAGCTTCTTTTGGAGTACCTAAACCAGGATGTTCAGTTGTATATCCTAAACCTTTAACACCAAATTGACCTTCTTTTGTATAGTAGATTGGGTCTTTAGTTAAATTTTTAAGTACTATATCTTTTAATTGCTGCATTGTTTTATCAGCATTCTTAGGGTCTTTTAATTCGGTGTAATAACCCATCATGATTTGATCAAAAATCAAGTTATCAGGATTAGTTTTTACCATCGATTCATATCCTTTATCTAAGTCATCTTTAACTTGTTTAGAAGGTTTTTTTAACTCAGCTTTTTCAGTTTCCTCTTGAGATTTAACTTTTTTCTCTTTAACTTCTTTAGCTTTAATTTGAGGGTCTTTTGCTTCCTCTAAGAATTTTTCGAAAGCAAGTTCGTATGATTCTTTTTTAGATTCAATTTTATTAATAGGAGTAATACCTACTATATTCTCATTAATAACTCCTTTTTGCTTAAGGATATTTGTTGCTTCATCAAATGTAGCAGCATTACGAACATAGTTAGGGAATTGACGTTTAGCATCATTTAAGAACATACCTTTATGTCCTTTTCCTTCTTTAATTAATTTGTATTGTTCATTAAGGGTTTTCATTCTCTTCTCCTTTTAATAATTTTTTTATGTCTTGTATGTATTCTAAAATTAAATCAGTTGATATAATTATTTCATTCGACCCTGGGTTTTCTTGGTAGAATTCTACGGTCTGGTTTTTAGCGTTTGAAATCATAGGTGAAAGTGAGTTTAATTCATTTTCTATATCTTCAAAAGCTTTTAAACGTTCTTGTTGAAATGCATCTGTTGTATCTTCTTCAAATAATTTTTTTACTTCTAAACCAGATCCTTTAATTTTGTTAGGTACTGCTTTCCATCCTAATTTATAATAGTATGGTTTTTTTACTCCTTTTTCATTAGTACCTTTTTTAAAAGAATATTTAGTAGCATCTTGAGCACCTTCACCAGGGGTAAAGGCACCTTCACCACCACCAGCTCCTGTTGATGATTCTTCTTTTAACTTTTTAATAGTTTCTCTTACAATATTTTTTATTCTATCAGACATTTACTACTTCTAGTTCAGTTAATAAATCGCAGTATTGTAACAAATTAACTAAATCATCATCTGTAACTTTATGAGTTTTATCTACAGGTTTAATAAGAGATATAACTTCATTAAGTTTAATTTTAGTTACAGGATCTTTAGTTTTATTATTTAATTTTTCTAATTGATTTTTAATTTCGTTTAATTTAGAAGTATAAAATTCTTTTAAACGAGGGGTATTATCTATAGAATTAATTAATTCTTTTAAAATTAATTTTTGATGAGAATTTAAATCATCATATTTAGTATTAAAATTTTCTAATATAATACGATAAGTTAAAATTCGAGTATCTTTATCAGATTTTCTAAATTCCTCTAATACTTCATCTTTAATTTTTTTCTCTGAGATAGGGGCAGCTGTTAAGTGCTCTAAAATAGTGATTTTATTATTGATGATGTTTTCTGGGTCATTATTAATTTGAACATTATATGTTTCTACTAAAGTATAGAAAGCAGCATATATTTTATAATTAGGAAGTTTATGATTAAAAAATTCATTTAAATCATAAGATTTTTGAATCTCACTAATTAAGTTATACTTTTGTTTTTTTATTGTTTTTCTATTAAGTGTTTTAGAAGACTCAAGAAGAGTATCAATAATAACATTAGCTTTAGCTTCAGTTAAACTAGTTTTTTTTAAAAGAGTTTCATATAATCTGAATTCTTTTCCGAGTTCTGTTTTGACAAAGTATTTTTTAAGTAATTCTTTGATAGGAGAATCTTTCCCTTCTAAAGTATCAGCTGTAATTTGCCTAACAAGCAATTCAAAAAGAATACCCGGGTTTTTATACTTCGAATGTTTAATTTTCATTCTAGATAAGTGTTTTTATTTATAAATATATTAAGATTTATTACTCGCGTATTTGGTTTTCATCTAATAATGATTCTTTCTGTTTATCAGATTCAAATACTAATTGTTTTTTTGTAATAGGAATTTTTTCAAGCATTTTGGATTGTGCTAAAGACAAACCTTTTGTTTCAAGTGCTAATGGAGACCCGCCCTTATAGTTGGGTTTTATTGAATCAGAGGCATCATTATCTTTTTTCATACCTAATGATCCTATTCTATCTTTTCCAAAAGCGCTATCTTGAGTGTTTCTATCTGTGTTTTTTTCTTTAGGTCTTCCTAAAGGATTAGCTTCATCATATCCAAAAGGAACATCATCTTTGTTTCCAAATCTATCTCTACCATATAAAGATGCTAGATCATGTGGTGTACCATATGATTGACCTGTTTCTACTGGGTCGTTTCCTTCTGA